TCGCTGGTCATGAGCCAGCGCAGGAAAGTGGCGCCGCCGTAGCCTGTTGCGGCTGCGGGTACGTTCAACGCAGCGCTGGACACTACGCCCAGGCCGAGCATGCCGCCGAAGATTGGCGAGTAGTGCTGCAAATGTTCCGGTGTGCTGTTCTTTAGGTGGCCGAACAGGTCGATAATGCCCTGCACACGCTGCGACTCCGGGCCACGAAAATACTGCTTGTATTCGGTAGAGTTGATCGCGTCACGGAATTTCATGGCGCTGAAACCTGTATCGTCCGTGGCGCTGGTCATGGCGTCCTTGACGATCCCGTAACGCACAGCCTGACGGCCCTTGTTATCGAGGGCTTTCCAGAACGATTGCGCGGCGTAGTCGCCACGGCCCTGCGCCTGTGAATGCACGAACGCGCCGTAAATCCGGTCGGGGTCCTTGCTGGTCAGTGCCTTGGCCAAGTTGCGCGCTTGGTACGGCACAACGTGGTCTTGGTAAAACTTGCTGGCGCGGTCGGCCGCGTCTTTAAGGCCCGGTGTGCTGGACGCGAAGTCTTCCATGTCCTTGTTGGCAGCCTTGGCCACTTTGACCAAGAACAGCTTGGCGCTGTCGGTTGTGCCGTCTGTGGTGGCCGCGTCGATCCGTTTGTTTACGTCGGTGGCAAACTGGCGCATACGGGCGTAGGTGTTCGGCACAGCGTCAGCCACGGCGCCGTCCATTTGGTTCACTGCGCTTTGGATCGCGTCTGTGCTTTCCGCCGCTGGCGTACCTTCAAGCTGGCCGCGCCACTTTTCAAGAAGCTTCAAGGTAGCCGGGTCGGAATCCACCGCTTTGGGCAAATCTTCCAACGCCTTGTTGATCGTGGTCAGCGTAGAGGTCGGCGCTACCGGCGCGGCACCTGCGATGTCATCCACTGCGGCGTATAGCTTGTCGGCGCTGATCTTCTTGTTCAACCACATCAGGTTGCCCGACGCTTTCATGATCGCCTTTTCATCGGGGCCAGCGTCGGCCACCATTTGCAGGACACGGCGCGCTTCGGGCGCACGAATGCTGTCGGTGCTGGCCAGCGTTTTAAGCCGGTCAACACTCTGAAAGGTCATGCTTTGCAGTGATTTAAATTCATCGTCAACTAACTTTTGGGCTGCCTGTTTGGCACCGAGCTGGGTTGACTCTCGTTGCGCGACCATACCGATACCCGGTGCGCGGACGTTCTCCAACGCGCCTTCGATCCCGGTGTAAATCTTGTTCGACGGCTGAATGTCACCAGCGGTGATCGGTACGTCGTATTGCTTGGCCAAGTCCATGACCTGCTGTGCCTGTGGCTGCATTTCGCCACGGGCCGCGCCCATCAGTTTGCCGATACCTTTGCTGGCGACATTGGCCACACCTTCGGCAATCGGGCCTGTGGCTGCGCCCAAAGCGACCTGCTGTGCCTTGCCGCCCAACACTGACTGGTTGGTGGTATCGACAGGCTGCATGGCGCCAGCGGCACCGCCGCGGAACATGGCACCGAACACGGCCTGCGCTTTAGGGCCAAGCCTTGCGTACCAGGCTGGCAGTTCGGCCGCAACACCGCCACCGGCACCGAGTGCAAGGTTTGCAGGGTTGGCCACGTTGCCGATCAGACGCCCAGCGTCCACGCCTTTGCCGCCCAGCGCTTCGCGTTGCTTCTGGTATTGCGCTTCCGAAGCCGCGACACGTTCGGCGCCGGTCATGTTCTCGACGCTTAGTTTGCGTTCCAGCGTGTCCGGGATCAACGCCGACACGAGTTGCGTGGCTGCGTCCGGGATATCGTTTACCAGGCCTTTGCGGAACCCGGTCAGCAAGCGCGCCGCCATGTCCAGATTCGGGTTGTCGGTCGAAGGCAGTGTGCCGCCCTGTTCGAGCGTAGGCACAGGGGCTTTATATTGAGTGTCGCCGGTCACGCCGGGGATCGGTACGTCAGGGTTGCCAGCGCCGCCTTTAATCTTGGCGATGTAGTCGCGGGTTTCCTTCGGCGCCTTGGCCAGCCCGAATTTATCCAGGTTACCCGGACCCCAATTATAAGCAGCCAACGCCATTTCATGGTTGTTGCCGTACTTGTCGAGCAACTGGCGCATGTACTTGGCACCGCCGTCGATACTCTGTGCCGGGTCGTTCGGGTCGGTGACGCCCAAGTCTTTGGCCGTACCAGGCATAAGCTGCATAAGACCTTGCGCGCCCTTTGGCGACATGGCATTGGACACGCCAGCCGACTCAGCGTTGAGCTGGGATTCGAGCAAGCGCGGATCTATGCCGTACTTGCTGGCAGCCTGCATCACCAGCGGCTTATAGTCCTGCGCTGGCGCCTTGGCTTTGGGTTGTTCGACTGCGGGCGCGGACATCCACGCCGGGGCTGACGACTGCGCCTGTGGCTGCTGCGGTGCCTGCGGTTGTGCAGGCTGTTGGTCAACTACCGGCGCGTCTTGCCATCCCATTACGGTTTTCTCCGAAGTACCCCGTCTGGCCCTGTAAACTGTGTGCCAGAAGGTAGCGCATTATAACCAGCGTCGTCAGTAATTGGCACAGGTTTAGAAGAAGCGGTCGGCGGCGAACTGGTATTCAAGTCGTACAGCGAGCGAGTGCGTTCGTAGTTCTTCGCGCCTTCGTCCTTGGCCTTGCGCGCCACATCGACGTATTGCTGCAACGCGGCTTTGGCTGAATCAACGTCCTGCATCTTGTTGAGGTTGACCACGCCTTTTTGTACGGCGCCCAAGTCGGTGTTAGACATAGGGTACAGGTTGATGCCCTTGGTCTTGAGGTCGGCCACGCCCTGCAAACCAGATACCGCAATGAAGCGGTCCATCTTGGCGGCTGCGTTGGCTGCATCGCTGCCCGGTGTGTTGGGGACCGCGCCGCGCATGCCAAAGTTCCCAGCCAGGCCCGGATCTTTCAACAGGTCTTCGGCCAAGTTGATCGACTGGTCTATACCCATGTTGGCACCGTTGTACATTGATTCCAGTTCGTTTTTGCTCATGGTGTTTTTGAGCTGTGCCGCTGCCATTTTACGGTTGGCGTCTTTCTGCGCAGCGTCCACACGAGCGGCGTCGAGTTCCAGTTTCTTGGCCTGCTGTTCGGCATTGCCTTTGGCCAGGTCCAGATTTTCGGCGCGGTACTGGTTTTCGACGCCGTTCTGTTGCTGGCGCACGTCGATAGCCTGCTGCGCGGTTGGGCGGTATGGCGCACCGGCTGGCTTGTATTGCATGGTCTGCGGATCGATAGTCATTTGTACCGCTGTGCCGTCCGGGTTGTATTGTGTACGCTCGAACGGAATGGCACCGAGCTTAGGCTGCGGGTTCAACTTGGCGATCTGCGAAGCCATGCCAGCGTCACCTGTAGCACCCAGGATCGCGGACACCATCGGGTTGTTGCCGAATGCATCGGGGTTTTGTTGGGCGTATTGCTTCAACGCATCCTGCTGCGCTTGGTGTTGTTTCTGCGCGGCCATACGCATGGCGAGTTCTTGCGTCTGTGCTTGGCGCATGGCGTTGGCTTGGTCAAGCCGCGACTGCTGCATTTGCATGTCAGACATGGTGCCGAACGCTTGGCCAAGCCGTGCAGCGCCGCCCGGATTGCCTTGCTGTGGTCCGCTCGCCATCATCAGGCCCATACCCAACTGCCCCAGCGGTGTGCCCGTCACAGCGCCCAACCCTTTATTCAGGTTGTCACCAAAGCCGTTGAACATATCTGCAAAAGACGCCATGACATCACCTTACATAAAGAGGCCGTAGAGGGCACCGGCACCGGCACCGATGGCCGTACCCATACCGGGTGCAATCGCGGTGCCCATTGCAGCGCCAGACGCAGCGCCACCGAGTGCGCCCGCTGCACGGCTGGAGCCGCCGCCCGACTGCGAAGCCGTAGACGTGCCGCCCAGGTTGGCGCCGCCGTTCAACGAAGTCAAATAGTCCTGCAACATGGTGTAGGGCAAGTTTTGGTTGTAGTTCCAGCGGTTCACTTGGTCGGTCAACTGCGCCTGCGCGTCGGCTGTGTTCTGTTGGCCGAGCGTGCTTGCGATCTGGCCAGACGCTAACTGTGCCTGCTGTGTGCCGGGGATCAACGCCGTGGACTGGCCGAGCGCTTGGTTGCCGGAGCTGTACAAGGACGACCCGAGGTTGCCGAGATTGCTTTGCATGTTGCCCGACAACCCGGCCATAGTGGTGCCCAGCGAACCCGCTGTGCTTGTGGCACCGAGGCCGGAGTTTGCCAATCCTTGCCCCAACGACCCGGCCGAGCTAAGCGCCGATAGCCCTTGGTTGTAAGCATTGTTACCCATGTTCGCGGTGATATTGCCTACGGTGTCTTGGTAGCCTCGAGCCGCGATACCTTCCGCGATGCCTTGGCGCGACCCGCCCATTTGGCCAGCGTCCTGCGCGCCTTGCTTGATACCAGGCATCACGGTTTCTTGAAACTGCTGCGTCACTGGCCGGATAGCTGCCTGCGTTGCTGCGGCCAGATACGGGTTGTTTGTTGGGTCACCCGCCGCTGTCAGTTGGTTCATAGCGTTGATCGTGCCGTTGGCGCCGGTCTGCGTGTTACCGGTGCCGTAGCCTGACAGGCTGTTGGCGGCTGAATTGGCGGTGGTGGCACCGCCTGCGGTCTGGTTGGCCAGGTCGGTCATGCCGCTGGCCGCTTGGTTGGCGTAGCCATACCCGGACTTGCTGCCCAGGTCGCCCATGCCCGCCATCGTGTTGGTGTTTTGAATGCCTGTACCGGCCAAACCAGCCACGTTGCCCTGCTGCGCCAGTTGCTGTTGCTGGCCGACTTGTTCAAGTCCGCTAGGCGAGGCCACGGTGCTGCCGGGGTAGTATTGAGGGTCGGCACCGTTGTTGTACAGGTTGGACAGTTGGCCATAGGCGTCAGTCAGGTATGGTTGAACGCCAACCCACGGATCGGCCTTGGTAGTCGTTGTAGAGTTGCCACCGCCGCTTGATCCGCCCATTATATCGCTCTCACTATATATGTTTGCCTAATATCCCAGCCCATAACCTTGGCCGAACCTTTGCGCGCCATAGAAGAAATGTAGTGGCAGCCCGCATTTGCCGCCCATGATACCACCTCTTCAACGCATTCGCGCCAGTCGTCGCGGGCCGTCATCCTTCCGCTGATCATGAACACGTTGCATTCACGCACGCGGGGGAAGTTTACAATCTCGGTCAACACGACGGTTTCCACTTTCCCGCTGTCTTCGATCACCCACAACTGCATATCGCGTTCCAGCACAGCGGACAACAAGTCTTCGGGTTCCCAACGGTGTTCCTTCGACTTTTTAAAGTACCGCTCTATAAAAGGCAGCACTTCCGGCCAACGTCGTTCGGCGTCAAACCACGGAACCCCAACCAACTTGTTCATGGCTTACTGACCTATGATGCGACGTGGCTGAATGCCGCCGCCCTGTGCCAGATAGCCACGGCTAGCCTGAGTCTGCCCACCAGCCTGCGGTCCCATGCGGTTCATCATCTGCGCGTTCATCTGCGGCATTTGACCTTGCTGGCCTTGCTGCTGTTGCTGCGCCATCATCTGCGCCATAGGACCGAGCGCCGAAGCCATGCCGCCTTGACCCTGCGCGCCTTGTGCGCCACCTTGGCCAGCGAACATCTGCTGCAACTGCGCCATCATACCGGTGTCGGCTTGGCCAGTCTGTGGGGCGTACTGCATGCCTTGGCCAGCTTGGCCGGGTTGCATCATTTGTTGCCCAAGACCGAAGCCCATGCCGCCCGGTTGAGTAGACGGTTGCTGGCCAGCCTGCATAACAGGTTGCCCACCTTGCCCCCCACCAAACATACTCATAAGCGTTGCCATGTCCATCACGTCACCCCAAGTAGTGCCAGGCCGATGCCCGGTATTGATACATTCCGGCACCGCTGCCAGGATTCCAGTCTGTGCCATCCGCCGATACTAACATACCCTCTTGAGGCCGCGCAGGGGCCGCGTGGAGCGTGTCGAAGATGATAGCGCTAGACGTGTTCATTTCGTTGCCGATGCGCTGTAGCTCGTCGTAAAGCCACTGTGGCGTCACGCCTTCGCCGGGGAACGTGGGAACGTAGCTCATAGGTAATTGCCTGATGGATCAACGTCAATTTCGAAGTCTTGCAGACTGATCAATGTATCTTCGCCCGACTCTATGCGGATGCTCAGGAACCGACCGCGCTTGAACACGGCGATTTCGGCTGTGTTGTTCACCAGCTTGTTAGTGGACACCCACACCATCGGGCTGTTCACGTCAGACTGCACGCATACCATGTAGGTAATGCCGGTAGTCGAGTTCGACGCGGTGGTGCGAAAGCGTACGCGGCGGATGAACTTGACCGACTGCAAATCGACGATTCGGCTACCGTCCATGATCTTGGTCGGCACAGCCCACAAGCCCTGACGTTCCACGGCAAACGGTAGGTTGGCGCCCAACTCTGTGGACCCGAACTCTGTCTCGATTAAGCCGGTGGTGTTGGTTGGTGATACCAGTACCAGTTTACGACTTGGTGGCAGGCTTTCGAGGTCAGACCATAGAACGCCCCAAGAATCCCATGTGTCTGTAAGGGAGTTCCACGGGGTCAGGTAGTCAGACGATTCGATCCCACCAACAGCGGCGCCCGACACGTTGGCCACATCGCGGATACCCCAAGTGTCTTTGCGCCAGTTCCACATAAGCACAGTGCTGGCGTACTCGTCGGTGCCGGTCGGGATGAAAAACCAAATCTCCGACGTGACCGGGTTGGGGATAACGAACGCATGTTCGAACTTGGCGCCGTCGATGTTGGCTGCCAGCCAGTCGCGCCACTTGTCCTGCGCAATCGAGCGAATAGAGTTGCCATCGTGGACGTAGACATCAAGGTCGTTGCCGATAAAGCAGTGGTATTGCTCGAACGCGGCGACACAGCGTTTCGACAGAAGCCCGACGCCGCTGAAAATCTGGTAAAACCGAAAGATGAAATTTCCGCCAATGAACTGCATACCGTGGATGGCATCGTCTTTATAGATGATGTTCACGTCGCGCAGTGGCAGGCAGTCGATCACTGTGCCGTTCGTTTCAGACAGCGACGTTTCACCCGCATCAGCGGTGGTGTCGGATTCGTCCCAGGTACTCGGCACAGTGAGCGGGTCAGCGCTGGCCGACCACTTGACCATCTGTCGGTAACGGATCGTTCCCTTGGTAACGTCCAGCGCCACCAGATAATTGCGGTAGGCGCGCAGGCAGCTACAGCGGGTAGTGATCGTCGTTGGCCAGTTGGGCAGGTTGGACAGTCGGCAAGACGCGGTGGGCGTGCGCTGGACCTGCGGAATGTCCACGCCGTTATTCATGAACAGCAAGCCGCCCAGCACACCACCAGTCCAAAGGTCGTTCGCGTCAGTGTTGTAGAGCTGCACCGTGGACGTGTTCGACACACGGGTCAATTCATAGTGGGTGTTGTTGTTCACCGTGAACACACGGGCCAGTCCCGCGTAGGCAAAGAACTGCTGCCCACCGAACGTGGTGTGCGCAAACAGCGAATAGGCCGAGGCCGACAGACTGCCCTGTACGGACCGCGAACCTTTCACCTTGGTGGCAACGTACCCGTCGAACCGGACGTTCTGGCCAGCGGACCAGGCACCGTCGGCTAGTTTCTCGGGCCTTGTGTCCGCAACAACGCCAATCGCCCCGACATTATCGAACAGTTTGATTGGCATGGTGTTAGACCCTGTAGGTTATAGCCCCGGACATTTCAAACGCCAGTCCCGAAGTATGGTTGATCGTGGTCAGGTTGACGTTCGAGTTGTCGTTCACCCCACACACGCTGATATTCATCTGCGATGCGCCCGAGGCCAGCCCCAGGTCCATGCCAGCGAAGTCACTGCCCATGATTACCTTATGGCTGGAAAAGTCTACCGACCCACGAGCCAACGCGCCAGCGGCGAACGGCAACCCTGTGATAAACAAGATACCGCTGGCTGTGGTGTGCGTGCAGGCCGACACTATCATGGTAAAGTCAACGTAAACCCTATTGCCGATCTTGGTGTAGGTGCCCGACCTTGATGTGTACGACACGGACAGATTGCCGGGTGTGGCGAACGTATAGGCTGGCGTCCACGTCCCTTCCTCATAGTCGTCGAGTACGTTGGCGCCCGCACTGGCATTCTGTGCGGCTGGAAAGCTGATCTGGCCAGCCGTGAGGGACAGCGCGCCGCTGATGGTTGCTGCGCCCGCTACAGTGAGGTTACCGCTCAATACGGCGTTGCCGGATACAGACACCCCGCCTGCTAACACGGTGGCGCCGGATACGGTAAGGCTGCCTGCCAGCACAGTGGCGCCGGATACAGAAAGGCCACCAGATAGGACAGTCGCGCCGGATACGGTCAACCCGCCTTTAATAACAACAGCGCCGCCGAACACAGAACCCGAGTTGCCGTTTGGCACAGAGTTGCAACGCCACGCGGTGCCGCCCGTAAAGAATGCTCGCGCTGTGCTTTGTTCGGGGATCGCAAACGAAGCGGCGCCGTTTACAGTCGCGCCAGCCGATGGAAACAACGATACGTTGGCGCCGGTCAGGGTTGTCAGGTCAACATAGAACCCGGACGTGATAGACGCTTGTGGTGGCAGGGTCAGCACAACGGTGGTGGTGGCCGACGCCGTGACCAGAAAGTGGTTGGTATTCCAGATACTGCTAATCGACACCGCAGTGTCTTGCGAACGAACCCGGCCGAGCTGTGCGCCCATGTTGGGCAGCGTGGCTTGCACAGTGCCTTTGATCAACCGTAGGTGATCGTCGCCTTGGCCAGCCGGGTCAGACCCCAAAGGGTTCGACGGTGCAAGGTCGTTGATGAATGAGCCGGTTTCGAGGGACATGGCAGCACCTTACAGGCTTGGTTTGATGCGGCGGGAACCGCGACGTTTGATTGTCTTTTCGTTGAGCTTGCCCAGCACTTCGCCTTCACGGCCGCGCTTTTTCATGGCGTCGTCGTAGTCCTTAATTCTGTTTTCCAGAATATCGACTTCGGCGTGCAGGCGGATCAACTCTTCGGCTTCGTTGGTCCAGACGCCGGAAGAGGACGCCGAAGCGGTCATGGACGCGCGCAACGAGTACCAGACTTCGGCGGTGAACGTGCGGGACGGCTTAGGGCGGACAATGAGCTGGTCGGCGTTGATGGTGTAATACAGCGGGTCGCCGGTAAACGTGTCGTCGTAAGCCATGCCTAACAATTCGGTCAGCCCGCGATACAGCATGGGTTCGCGGGTTGGTGTGTACTGCAACAGGATGTTGGTGATCTGACTGCGGCCAGGCAGCACCGTAGACAGACTGTAAACCGATGTGGCCGTGAACAGGACGTTGGTCGGGGTCGATTCGAGAAACCAAAAATCTTCGTCCTCATAGAACGAGATAGCCGAAAACACCGCCCGGTCAATCTCGGTCGCAAAGGTGGTTGCGTCGATTTGCAGTTCATCCGCTATGCGGGTGCGCATCGTCCCCAACGTGGCCATGTTCTAGACTCCCCAGGTTTCAACAAGCGCCCTTAGACTTTCCCTTAGACGCTGGCTTTTTGGAACCGGCTTTTGGTGTCGGCTTTGACGGTTTCTTGGCTTTCGGATACATGACTGTGCCCCTTTAAAACAGTTGACGTAAATCATGTGAGAGTGTACCCCAACATTCCGACTACTTCCATTACTGTATAACTACGTTCGTTTCAGTGCGGCATAAGCACAGACGGGTCGGGGACGCACAGAATGTCCTGTAACGTCCTGTACCACTCTTCGGCGTACTCGGCCTGTTCGTATCCGTCGAAGCACGGTGTGCCGAGTGTGTAGTGGACCAACGACGCGCCGTTGAGTTTGGGGTACTCCGTCACCAGCCAATTCCACTCGGCTGGCAGCTCGCCAACATCTATGTCGTTGATCCAGCTAAAGCGGTGCAGGAACGACCCGGACTGTGAAGCCACGTTCTCGGGCGTCATCCATGTGTTCGCCGGGTGACCGCAGTTCCAGATAATGACCGAGGACCAGTTTTTGCGCGGGTAGTCCTCGTTCTTGGCGCCCAGGTACTTGCTGGGCTGCTTGGTCTTGTACTCGTGTTTGACGACCTGCACCGCCTTGTTCGGGTCGCGCATGTCCCAAAGCTTGGCCAGGTCGTCCCGGCACAGCATGTCGCCATCCGCGAAGATGGCGTAGCCGGTGAAGTCACACAGGTACGGAACGAGGAACCGGGTATAGATAAAGTCGTTGCTGCCGTCCGTGTGCAGTTCCTCATAGCACCCTTTGATCATGTCCAACGCCAGAGGCGTCACCGCGATAGGCAGGGTCGTATGTTGAATGACGCTTTGCACGAAAACGTCAAACGCTACCGCCTCCCTGTCGTCGTATCCAACAAAGAGCCGGATCATTTGTAAGCCTCCCCCAAGGCCTTGCCGACAATGGCCAGCGAGTGGCCAGGCATAACCTTGAACTCGGTGATATCGAAATATTCCCGGAAGGTGTCAAACCAGAAGTAGGGGCTTCTGATCAGGATGTGGGCGTTGCGCCCGTCCGACAGAATCCGCTTGGCTGGCCGGGTTGCGATCTGGAGATAGATGGCTTTGTTGGCCAAGGCCTGCAAATGCTTCACAACGTCGTTGAGGTGCAGCGGTTCCACATGCTCGAGTACGTCGGTGCAGACCACAAGGTCAGCCGGTGCCGGGTCTGCGGCGAACTCGGCTACGGCTGGGTCGTAACTGGCGAACGGCACCTCACACACGCGCTTGGCGTACTTGGCCAGCGTCCCTTGTCCACACCCATAGTCGAGGACGGATTCGCAGCCTTCGCGGCGCAGGACGTGCAACACGTCGTCAAGGTGCTTGTACCCACGTTCGCCGTATCCATTACGCAAGTTGTGTTGGTAGGCGTTTTCGTCCGCATATTGCTTACTGATCGTGATCATTTTTCAAAGCTCCGGCACAGTTGGTCAATTGCCTTCTTGCATTCCGCCAGCGGGTAGCCCCACTGATCTGCCTTGGTTTGACGGTGGAGCTTGACGCACGAGTACCACGGCATGGTTGACTTCATGCCGTAACGCCAGCTCGAATGCAGTGGTGTCAGGACATGGGTCGGTACGCCCAACCCCCCAGCGATGTGGACGAGTGTCTGCGCAACAGTGACCACCGCGTCACAGGCTGCGGCCATCGCTGCCAGTTCGTCCAGGTCTTGGCCAATCGATTCCGGGTAAAACAGGAACCCATTCTCCTTGGCTGTGTCCTCGGCAAATGGGCCGTACTGCAATGAAACCACGGTGCCCCTTTTGCAGAACTTCAAATCGCTGGCGCTGATCGAGCGCTGGGCGATCCGGGTCTGCTTGGTGCCGCCCTGCCAGGCTACGCCAATAAATGGCCGTGGACCCTGCATGGCGTACTGTCGGCGCCAATACTCGACGCGCTCCGGGTCTGGCACAAGGTATGGCGTGCCCGGAAACTGTTCATCATCCAGCCGGAAAAAGCGCCCCAAACTACCCAACGCGATCACTGCGTCGAATGGCTTTTCGTGGGCGCGCATCGCCTTTTCGTTGCCATAGGTAGGGATTCCAAACGACCGTTCCGTAAGGTCCATCAGACGAGGTTCAACTTCGATAACGGAATCAGGGCAAAGCTTTAGAACGTCTGGCAGGATCGACATGAACATCACTTCGTCGCCCACGCCCTGTTCTCCATGAATGGCCAGGCGCACGCCGGGTGTGCCGTCCCACTCGGGGCAGTTGTGGTTGCGGCGGGTGCTGACAGTCTGCACAGACGGTTCGAATCGGGTATCGTGGTCGGCCCATGCCTGCGGCCAATGCTGGATCGTCAGCAAGGCCAGCGAGCGGTTCCACTTGGCATTTGGGCTGGTGGGGTCCAGTTCCAGCGAGCGGTTGACGTACCGCAGCGCTATGTCGGGCTGGCCGTGGTCAGAATAGCTGGACGCCAGGTTGTTGTAGAGTTCGGTGGTTTCCTGAATCGTCAGGCCTTGCTTCCACGCCTCTTCCGCTTCCTGATAGAAGTTTTCAGCGCGATAGGCACAGCCGAGGGCTGTCAGGGCTTCCACGGACGGTGTGGCCTTCACAGACGCTTCCAGGAGGCAGACGGCAACGCCGTTGTTCCCTTGTCGTACTGCGATGTCACCTAGAAGGTACAGCAACCCGGCGTTGTGCGGTTCCGTGTTAAGGATCTGTTGATACCGGGCTGCTGCCTCTGCCAAATTACCCATGCGATGATAGGCAATGCCATCACGCATGATTGCTTCTGCTTGCTTGTTCATGTGTGTACCTGTCAATTAGCAGCCGGTGTGTTTTGGTGCTGGCTTCTGACTTGGTTGTTTGCCGTTCTTTGACGGTTTGGAGATTGATTTAGGGAACTGCGATTCCTGCGAGTGTGAGCTTACAGGGGTCTTGCTTGTACCTTTTGCCATGATATTCACCTCAAAAAAATAGGGGCTGCAATAGCCCCTAAAAGTTCCACACATGACCGTATGGGTTAGGCTTGCTCGTCCATAATATACGAGACGTAGCCATTGAGCGAGAACGAGGTTGTGGTGGTGCCAGCCTGAATGCTCACTTTAAGCATTGCGTACTGGATCGCCGCGTCGTCCGACAAGCTGATCTTGGTTGGTGCCCAAGCTGCGTTGGGGCGTACCAAGACAGTGCCGCCCGTTGCGGACAGCACTTGTGTAGCCAGTTGAAAGATGGCAGTACCCGAACCGTCGCCCACCTTGGCAACGAAAATGTTCGCGGTGGCCTGTGTGTCAGCGCGGTGGCCGACACGAACTGCGCAGTCCAGCACAGTGGCGCCGGAAGGGATTTTGCAGCCGAGAACCACATCACCAGCCGCCGCCGAAGCGGTAGCCGCGTGAAAGAAGGTCTTGGCTTGTACGCCTGTGTGCGCCATTTTTGGCTGCACGCCAGGGAGGGCAGCCGAACAAGTAAAAGTAGCCATGATTTGCCGCCCCTATTAGCCGAGGACCGGAGCATAACCCGCAAGGGTAATGACGCCGTAGTCCGCTGAGTTGTACTGCGCTTTCTTCAAACCGAAGATCATGCCAGCGCTGACGCCGAGCTTGTTCTTGTAGTCGAAGAGTTCTTCGGTCCAGGAAACGCTGGAGCCGCCGTCTTGGCCGTAGCCCATAAGCATTGCTTGAGCGCCACACAGCACAGAACGACGGAAGTCCGCCACGGTGCCGCTGTTGGGTGTGCCCAAACCAGTGATATCAGGCATACGAGTGGTTTCGTGGAAAATGACGTTGTTGTAAACGCCAATCGCTCCGTCGAAAATACCCGATTCTTTGCCGCCCTGTACCTTGGCCTTTTCGATGTCGGCCCACTGACCTGTCGAGGTCTGGCCGCGCATTTGATAGACCGCGTTGGTGTGCAGGAACGCGACGTAGTAAGCGTCACCGCCTTGGCGTATAGAACGAATAACCGGGCTGCGGGTCTTGGCCAGCGCAACGGCGCGGTCGAAGTCACGCAAGGTCAGCGCATGAGTGGTGGTGGCCGACAGCGAGCCGACAGCCGATACCACGTCGCTGTTACCAAAGACGATGGTAGTTGGCGCCAAGGTAGCGTTGTTGCCGGTGTAGCGGGTATCCGCTTGGCCGGTGTAGCCCGACAGTTGGTTGAAAAACGACGTGTCGAGACGTTCGGACCACCAGTCGGTCAGGCCGAGGCGGGCTTCTTCACGAACGGAGAAAGGCACACGCTGCTCAGACATCTTGCCAGCCGACCGCACCGCGTGGCGCAGTTGGTTGATGTACAAGTCGTCATAGTAGGTGGTAAGGCTTTCTTCGCTGCCTTCCAGCGTGCCGTCACCTTGAATACCGTCGCCGCTCAGGAGCATGCGAAGGCCAACGCGGATGCGGTCGCCAGGACCTTTTTCAAGGTCGTTTTTCATTTGAACGATAGAGTTGCTATCGTTGCCGATGAATTTCGAGAACCACGTTTGTTTGAGCGCTTCGTGCAGGAGCTTGCGGCTCCATACTTTGACCGCCAACGGGTGGTTAATGCCGTAGTTTGTGTCCATGATTAATCCTCGGGATGATATTCAGTTTTTACCGAAAGTCGTTTCGGGGACGAAGCATGGATTGACGTAACCACGGACGGACGCATAAAGACATGCGGGCCTATATAATCACATGGATTAAACAGGCCCGCAAGAGGGGGTTTATGTGTTGGTGTAGACGTACGCGGTGGCTTGTACTTTAGGGCAAGACAAGCCGCCGTGCCCCCGCTTGTCACCGCACACTAGACAGCCACCGTACAGCGCCGCTAGTTGCTCGACCTTTAGCTGCGCCTGATCTGGAAACGGGAATGGCACAGCGGGCGGATACCGCAGCTCGAGCAACAATTGCAGCTCGTGGATAGCCTTTTCGATATCCTGCCGTCCCTTGCCAGTGGCCTT